TAACATTCTTGAAGGTATTCGGTTCTACGTTAGTTTTGCTTGTAGTTTCGCCTTTGGTGAACTTAAGCTTATGGAAGGATCCGCTAAAATCATTAGTCTCATCGCACGAGACGAAAATCAACACCTAGCACTTACGCAGAACATTCTGAATAAGTGGAGAGAGGGTGATGATCCCGAAATGCAACAAATTGCAAAGGAAGAAGAGGAGTGGGTTTATGCAATGTTTGATCGTGCTGTAAACGAAGAAAAGAAATGGGCGGACTATCTGTTCAAAGATGGTAGCATGATTGGACTTAACGATAAACTTCTTCAGCAATATGTTGAGTGGATTGCAAACCGAAGACTCAAGGCAATAGGACTTAAACCACAATACGATATTTCAGCAAACAACAACCCGCTTCCTTGGACTCAGCACTGGATTTCCTCTAAAGGTCTCCAGGTGGCTCCCCAGGAAACAGAAGTAGAAAGTTATGTAGTAGGTGGAATAAAACAGGATGTGAAGAAAGATACCTTTAGTGGTTTCAAACTTTGATAGATAGAGGAGGTAACACTCCTCTTTTTTTATGGTACACATTACAGATATATTTGAATTAAAAGCAAGACTTGATGGACTGAAGCATCAACTTGAAAATGAAAAAACATCCTGGCAAGAAAAGCAACTGGCACATAAATATCTTAACAAAGCGATTGACTATGTGAATGAATTGCAGTTATACTAATCCTTGGTTGTATAATGGAAAACCATTCGAATCCGATGATATTCAAGATTACTTTGGTTTTGTTTATCTTATCGAATGTCCCACAACTAATCGTAGATATATTGGTAGGAAATACTTTTGGTCTTTTAGAACCCCAAAGGGTAAAAGTAGAAAGGTAAAATCAGAATCAGATTGGAAAAAGTATTATGGGTCTTGTCCGGAACTTAAAGAGGACGTTGAAAAATATGGTAGGGAAAGTTTTGGTAGAACTATCTTGTCATTACATAAAACAAAGGGCAAAACTAACTTTGAAGAAACGAGACAACTCTTTACGAACGGAGTTCTCACGGAAGCACTTGACAGTGGAACCCCAGCGTTCTACAATAGCAACATCCTCAACAGGTACTTCCGAAAAGATTATTATGGAAACAACGATTGAACCTGTCGTTCAAGTTCGTGATTGGGTAGTTCAAAAAATCAAGGACACTGATGATTATGATACTGCTATTGCTCTTGTAGCAGAATTTGAGGAGTGGTTAGATCTTGATGGTAAAGAAGAAATTGATTATCTTTGCATTGAGACTGACTCATAAATCTTTATTTCTTGACAAAAACTAAATAGTTAATTACAATGATAACAAGCCCACTCAAAAGGTGGGTTTTCTCGTAATGAGAAAGTGATTGAAACCTAGAGCCGTGGAAAGTGCCTCCCGAGAGGGTTGGTATACCCCCTTTCTATACGGATGTCGAATTCTATTAAACTTAATGCAAAATTTCTTTACAGTAGCCTTGCCTCTTATGGCATCGGTTACAACCAGTACGGCAAACCTGCCTGGTTTATTTCCTCCCCCTCCTGTGAGTGGACCACCACAATATTCTATTATCAGGGAGTTTGAGACCAAGACAGCGACCAAAGAGGTTGCTCCCGAAAAGCCAAAAGATAAAAGGTTAATTTGTAAAGGGTGTAATGAAAATGAAAATGTTGCCCTGGATTATTTCCAGGACATTGGAATTAGAGATAAAAACGCCCTTGCTACTATATTGGGAAACATTAAACAGGAATCAACATTCCAATCTAATGTTTGCGAAGGTGGTAGTAAAACGTCATATTATAACTGCTACGGCGGTTATGGTTTGATTCAATGGACATCTGCTAATCGTTATTATGGATTGGGTGATTTTGCTAAGAAGTATGGTGGTTCTCCATCATCACTTAATACGCAACTTCGTTATCTCACAAACGAAGTTCAATGGAAGAAAATTGAAGACCGTATGAAAACAAATGGTCGCTCAATTTATTCCTATATGAACGATGCATACAGTTGGATTGGTTGGGGTATTCATGGCGCCCGAACCTCATATGCCCATGATTATGCTAACCGACTGATTCAGGTGGAAGTCTGATTTAGTTAAGGGAGGTTTTATGCCTCCCTTTTCTTGCATATATAAACATATACCTATATTAAAGGAATTATCATGTCAGAAACAGTACAACAACTCACAGATGCAGTTGCAGCGTGGAAAGTTGAAGATGAAAAGTTCGTTGCAGGCAATAGTGCTGCAGGAACTCGTGCTCGTAAAGCACTTCAAGAAATCACTAAACTTGTAAAAGAACGTCGTAACGAAATCACTGTCGAAAAGACTGTCCGTAAGGAAGCAAAGGCAGGCTGATAAATATGGGGAGTGTTGCAACTCCCCTTTTATGTTTAATTTTAACTTTGGAAAGAAGAAACCAGATATAAAGCAGTATGCAATTATAGCAATTATATTGAGTTCTATTATTGCAACACTTTCACAATGCACTGGCATAAAGCAAGATAGTATTTGGGATTTACTTGATGAAGTTCAAAGAAGATATTTTCCACAAAGTATTATTAACGACTTTATTATTAAAGATCCAGAGAAACTTGATAGAAGAGTTAAGCGTGATGTTGATGCAGCAATCGCAGAATATGAACGCTTGACAGGAGACAATGGAAAGGTTAGAATACCTTCACCACGATACTCAGAGAAAACACCAGACGGGTCTTATGCCCAATCAGTTCTTGGTGGTGAAATGAGATTGTGTGCTCCCTGGGTTGACGACTGCCCTAAGGAGTGATAGATTGGGTAGGTGTCCGAGTGGTTAATGGAGGCGGACTGTAAATCCGCTGGCTCTGCCTACGGGGGTTCAAATCCCTCCCTGCCCACCTTGGGTCAATAACTCAGTTGGTAGAGTAGCGGGCTTTTAACCTGTAAGTCGTGAGTTCGAGTCTCACTTGACCCATTGGAGGATTGGCTGAGTGGCTTAAAGCGGGAACCTGCTAAGTTCTTGAGATCTTTACGGGTCTCCGTTGGTTCAAATCCAACATCCTCCGTGTGGGAGATTAGCTCAGTGGTAGAGCAATGTGCTGATAACGCAGAGGTCGCTGGTTCAAATCCAGCATTTCCCACTTGACAATCCGATCCATAACTGGTATGATTGTCTCATGTCTTGGTAGCTCAGATGGATAGAGCCACTCACTTCTAATGAGTTGGTCGGGGGTTCGAGTCCCTCCCAAGACGCTTGACAATTTGGAGTTTATCTCTTATAATTGTCTCATTGCGGTTGTAGTTCAGTGGTAGAACGCCATCCTTCCAAGTTGGATGTCGCTGGTTCGAATCCAGTCAGCCGCTCTTGGTAGTCGTTATGCAGATAGTATAGAAAGACGCCAAAGGAAGTTAAGTCAAAGAATCAAGACAAGCAGACAATGCCCTCGTAACTGGTGTAAGTCCAGTAACTTTCTTTATTCCCCACGACCAAGCAAGCGAATGGGCCGAACTGTTAATTCGAGATAGCTAGGAGCGTTACCTAGGTGGGGAGTTCTAATGATAATGCCGTTAGAAAAAGGTTAAATCCAGGGCGATTGGCGCAGCGGTAGCGCAGCTGCTTTACACGCAGACGGTCATTGGTTCAAATCCGATATCGCCCATTGATATAAATACTTGAAAAAGTATAATGGAAACACTTTATAAACTTTTAAGTGATACTCAGGCATCACTTTTTTTGTTATTCCAAAAAACTTGGGTCTATCATTGGCATGTTGTTGGATCTGACTTTAAGCAAATTCATGATTTGTTTGGAGACCAATACGTAATAATTCAGGAAGAAGTTGATCGCATCTCAGAACATATGAGATTCTTGGGTATTAAACCTATCAGTTCTTTATCCCGAGTTGTAGAAGTCTCTGGTGTTGGAGAGGCAAAAACTAATATTTCTGAAATGGAAATGATTCAAGATTTGCTTGAAGGTCATAAAAAGATTATAGATATGTTAGGAGAAGTTGCCGAAGAAGCGGAAGTACAAAAGTCAAGAGGAACTGTTAACCTTGTTGATGATTTAAACGAAGCACATGGTAAGTTTGTTTGGATGTTACGCTCATTTACTGAATAAAAGGACAATTAAAATGATTACTATACGATGCAAAGATTGTAATAAAGAATTAATTTCACATTCAACTAAAATTCAATGTTGTGGTTGCCCTAATATGGCAACAATTAAAGGAGATAAGATTTCAGCACTTGACTTATCTCGTATTGTTATGTTAAACTCTTTAAAGGAAACACAAAAAACAAATGTGCTTTCTTCTCAAGATCTTGCTTAT